TACGGGCCGCGCCGCGCCATCATCATGGCCTTCCGTGGTTTCGGAAAGAGCTGGATCACCGCAGCCTTCGTCTGCTGGCTGCTGTACATGCTCCCTCAGCTGAAGATCCTCGTGATCTCGGCGTCGAAGGTTCGGGCTGACGACTTCTCGACCTTCGTCCTGCGTCTCATCAACGAGGTCCCGGTCCTTCAGCATCTCAAGCCGAAGGATGATGGGCGCTCCTCGAAGATCGCGTTCGACGTTGGCCCCGCCATCCCCGACCAGTCCCCCTCCGTCAAGTCGATCGGCATCACCGGCCAGATCGCAGGTTCCCGCGCCGACGTCATCATCGCCGACGACGTGGAGATCCCGACGAACTCAGCCACCCAAAGCCAGCGTGACAAGCTTGCCGAGGCCGTGAAGGAGTTCGACGCGGTCCTGAAGCCCGGCGGTAAGGTCGTCTACCTCGGCACCCCTCAGACGGAACTGTCGCTCTACAACACGCTCCAGAAGCGCGGCTATGTCGTTCGCATCTGGCCTGTGCGCTACCCGAAGGCGGAGCGCCGTGACCGCTACGGCATCAAGCTCGCCCCGATCGTGGCCAACGCCCTTGACGAAGACCCCTCACTCGCCGGCAAGCCCGCCGATCGGTTCTCTGAGGAGGACTTGAGGGAGCGTGAGCTCTCCTATGGCAAGCAGGGCTTCGCTCTGCAGTTCATGCTCGACACGAGCCTGTCCGACCTCGAGCGCTACCCGCTGAAGCTGGCAGACCTGATCGTCCACCCCCTCGACCAGCGCATGGCCCCTGTCGACTTCATGTGGGCCTCTGCAGAAGCCCTTGAGGTGGAAGCAGTGGGCCTTGAAGGGGATCGTTACTACAAGCCTGGCTGGGTCTCTCAGCACGCTGCAGCCTATGAGGACTGCGTGATGTGGGTCGACCCCTCGGGCCGTGGTAAGGACGAGACCGCCTACGCCGTGGTCAAGAGCCTGCACGGTCGCCTGTTCCTCTCGGCCTGTGGTGGATACCTCGACGGCTACGAGGACAAGACCCTCCGCGCCATCCTCCACGTCGCCAAGCAGCACGGGGTCAAGACGATCCTCTGCGAGCCGAACTACGGTGGTGGCATGTTCACCAAGCTCCTCTCTGCGAAGGCCCGAGACGTCTACCCCACGGTCAACGTGGAAGACGGCAAGTGGTCTGCAGCTCAGAAGGAGAAGCGGATCATCGACACCCTCGAGCCGGTCATGATGGCTCACCGCCTGGTGGTCTGCCCGTCGGTGGTCAACCTTGACTACAACTCGGTCTTGGACCGGGAAGACGATAAGGCGATCGAATACCGCCTGTTCCACCAGATGACGCGGATCACCGCCGAGTCCGGTGCGCTGGCCCATGACGACCGCCTAGAAGCCCTTGCAGGGGCCGTCTCGTACTTCCTTGAGGGAATGGAGCGCTCGACCAACGAAGCCGCTCAGAGCCACGAGGAGGGCCTTCTGGAGGACTCCCTGAGGGAGTTCATGGAAGAGCACGACAAACTGTTCGGTGGCCTCTCTCACCGCCATGACGATCATGGGCTGAATGCACGAGGCTGGAGGGGGTAAATCAATTACCCCCATACACGCATAGCGTGCCCGGTTAAGGTATCTATTAAAGGGTATTTAAAGAGCTCTTAAAGGGCTCTGAAGGGCACTCTGGTAGATACCTCTTACCTACCCCTTATCTCTACCTCCTTAAGAGCTCTTAATGGCTCTTGAGGGGGTTTGAGGGGCCTTGGAGGTTTTGGTAGAAAAATCTGAAAGGGTGCCCTCGATTGGGATCGCTCGCGCATCCCCCCGTGGGGGTGCCTGCACGGGCATGCTTGAGGGCCTTGTGTCACCTGTCCTTGTCACTGGTAGAGGCTATGTCATTGATTTATCAGGGCCTAGCAGGGGATGAAGCATCTGCTAAAGGGCATTGTAGGGGATGATAAGGGGATATCGCCTCTGAATGTCTGTCCCTCTGTCCGTCCCTGCCTGTTTTTTCTTCAGCACCTCAAGAGCCCTTCAAGAGCCCTTCAAAGCCCCTTCAAGAGCCCTTCAAGAGCCCTTCAAGAGCCCCTGCCAAGCCTTGCCCGATCCACCTGGTCTCACCCTCATCGGCGATAGAAGGCCTCTAGTCCATCCACCTGGTCTCACCCTCATCGGCGATAGAAGGCCTCTAGTCCAGGTCCTCGCATCCCGCATGAGGACAGCGCAAGAGCCCCTGCAACGAATACCAGGACGACGACAAAGACCCATATCGAACGATCTCGCATAGTCTCTCAAACCCCTTTTTATAGGCACTTCAAGGGCTTATAAGAAAGTTGTATGTTTTTTCAAAATGACACTTGACTAGCCAAAAGCTTTTCGCCTATAACAGATCCATCGAACGAGACCTAACGCGGCCTTGAACGATACGCCTCCTGGGCGCTGACCCCGAAGCGATGGTCCTAAGGCGAGTGAACCTCGCTACCACGGACAGAAACCGGGCGATCCCTAGATAGGAAGCAAGAGCCCGACACTCTAGGGCAGCGACACAGACAGAACGTGCCCACCGAATGCCCTCACAAACTGCTTGAAGCCGATGAAATCGGCCTTGACAAAGCAAAAGTGAGGCTCTAAGACAGACGACAAGAAAGCGGGTTAGCCTTAACCCCGCGCCAAGCCTGGAGCGATCCAGGCCCTACACGGCGACTTAAAAGGCCGCGCAAATCCGATACCAAGGGGCTGACAACCCCTTAGTGTCGGTGAGGTCGAACGGTGCCGCTTTGCGGAACGCCCATTAACCCGGTGACGTACGGGTGAAGGGTCAACGCATATGCTCCGTAGTACCGCCTCACGCTGGTTTCGTGTAGTCCCATGACATTTGATTAGGGGCGATGCAGCGGGCTTTCTGATGCTTATTGAGTTAGGCAAGCGGGCCTTAAGAATGCTGTCTGTCCGTCTTTAAAGAGTGTCGCGGGGCTGGTTTCACGGGCCCAATGGAAAATGAATTAGCAGGGGCGAGATGCAATTAGGCGCTATGCGCTGCAGGCTCCCTAGCCGGTCTCGCCCCTAGCTTACCTAGCCTAAAGCTTCTTTAGAGCCCCTGATCAGGCTCTTAACAAGCCTTTGGATGGAGTGACAGCCATGCTGCAACTGGAAGCGAGCGTTGCTCGCCATGAGAGATTAATACAGGAGCTTTCGTCGGATATCCGCTTGCTGCGCAAGTCTGCTGCGGATATGAGAGTGGCGGGCCTCCTCCTGTGGGCGAACAAGCTCGATGGGGAAGCCGACGCTTACCAGGACGTTCTCGATCGACTTACCAAGGAGTGAGGAAATCATGACCTATAACCCAATCGCTCACCGGATCGCGAATTACCAATATGGTTCGCCAGACCAGCTTGAGTTCGTCCGGTTCAAGGTTAAAGGCAAGACGCGGACGTTCATCGTCGGGATTGCCAACGCCTACAACGCATTCGGGCTGATCGGCTCGGAGTGTAACGGGATTTTCGTGCTCGACCAAGACAAGAAAAGGGTCTTGCTCGACGAGTTCCATAAGACCAACAACGGATGGCGCGAGCCTCCTGCAGTTGTTCGAGCGGCCTTCAAAGAGATTTGTGAAATGTCTTGGCTACAGTTCCGATCCTTTGTTGAGGGAAGCCCTCGCTTTCGCGGTGGGACGCTCTGATGGCCTGATCCTTACCAAGCCGAGAGAATGTCAGATGATACTTTACCGGATCGAGAGAAACGGACTAGGCGCGTTCTCTGGCGGTCTTGTCAGAGACGCTTGGTGGGCTTTGGACAAGGAATTGGACCTTTTCGCAGAGCCTGATCCGCTGCGGCACCCGACGCCCTGGTTCGATGGTCCGGATTTGGGAGATCGCTTTAGAAGTACGAAACACTTCTGCGCCTTCAAGTCCACCGAACAGCTCTTGAGGTGGTTCGATAGCGAGGCTCATCGTCGCAAGATGGCTGAGTTAGGCGGACGTGTAATCGTCTACGAGGTCTCGCCTAAGTTCGTGATCGAGGGAAACCATCAAGTAGTCTTCGAGAAGGCCAAGGCCGAGCAGGTCGACGACATCCCAATTCCAACACTTACCTAACCGAGAGGAAACCCACATGGGGACCCGTTCTGACATCATCATCGAGACGCCCAAGGGCAAGTTTGCCCGGCTCTATTGCCACTGGGACGGCTACCTCAAGCACAACGGCAAGATCCTTCACGAGCACTACAGGGACGCGAAAAAGCGTGCTGCGCTCCTCAAGAACGGTGACCTGTCCGTCCTCGACGTCGAAATCGGCGAGAAGTGTCCTTTCGATAGCCGTCCCGAAGGTCAGTGCCTCTTCTACAAGCGAGACCGAGGGGACAAGGACTGTGAGTCTCTCGTTTTCGACACGCTGGCCGATGCGTGGCCCGGCGAGGACACGTGGACCGAGTTCACCTACGTCTGGCGCACCGATGACACCGGCCAAGGTGACTGGTGGGTTGCCTCCGCCGACGAAGGGACGCAGGCGTTGGTTCTCCTCAAGGACGCCTTGGAAGGCACCGCAGGCGTCGATGCCAACGTGAAGGTCCCGTTCCTCGGGATCGTCGGAAAGCATGCGTGATCCATGTTCACGCGACACTCTGACGCCGTGCGGGAGGCCGCTAAGCGCCTCGCCGCGAGCCCTTCCAAATACAAGGGCTACAACATCGAACGCCACGTTGCTGACGTGTCGGGACGCCCGATTGCCGTCGGCTATTCGTTGACAATGATCGTTAGGAGGAAACACGGATGATCGAAGTCGAGAGATTTCAGACCTTAGCCGAGGCTGAGGACTTCAAGACCCGCTGGCTGGCCTCTTATGGGGCTGAGCCAGGTGGATGGAACCCCTACAACGCCACCGCATACATCACCGAGGATCCGATCGACGGGACTTTCGAGAACCGCTTTCGAGTAGTTTGCTCCCGCTACGCAAGCTGTGACTGACCCCTTACCAAGCCAAGAGGATTTCTGACAATGGCCAAGAATGACAATCAGCGTGCCTTCGACGTCGCCGTGCGGCAGCTCAAGAAGCAGGGCGGGCGCTCTGTCAACGATGACGAGGGCTGCGTGTATCGCGGACCCGGCGGCTCGATGTGCGCTGTTGGGGCGATTATCGCAGATGAGCACTATTGCCCCAGCTTCGAAGGTAACGGCGTGAGTTCGCCAGATCTTGGGGACAAGATCCTAGCGGCAGTCGCCAGGTCGGGATACTGCGTCTCTCGGAGGCTTCTCAAGTCCATGCAGGTCGCTCACGATATCTCCGGCTCCTTGGAAGATGTCTTGATCCAGCTCCGCAAGGTCGCGAAACGCCACAAACTGAACCCCGCTGTGATCGACGAGGTTGCGTGATGTTCCAGAAGGTCGCTTATCGAACCTGCCTCCACGTGGATGGCAGCGTCAACCCGGCCGAGACCGGGTGGTTTCTCGAGACGTGGATTATCCTCGCAGGGGGACGCTGCGCGATGCTTTACAGCTCGGTCAAGGTC